CTGGATCAAATACAAGTTATAGTGACGCTGCATAGGAGAAAATTATGGCATCAACATACACACCATTAGGTGTAGAACTTCAAGCAACTGGTGAAAATGCCGGTACATGGGGTACGAAGACTAATACTAATTTACAAATTATAGAACAAATTTCTGGTGGTTTTACTCAACAAGCGTTAACAAGTGGTGGAACAGTAACATTAGCTGTTTCGGATGGTTCAACTGGTGCTGTGATGTCTCACAGAATGATAGAATTTACTGGATCATTATCTGGTAGTGCGGTTGTTACAATTCCTTTAGATACACAAAATTTTTATTTTTTAAGAAACTCTAGCTCTGGTGCTCAAACAGTTCAATTTAAATATGCATCTGGATCAGGAAGTTCTGTAACTTTTTCTGCTACAGATAAAGGAGATAAATTAGTTTTTGCAAAGGCTAACGATGGAACTAATCCTGACATAGTAGAGATAGCTTTAGGACTATCTGAAATTTCTTCAGACACGTCACCACAATTAGGTGGTAACCTAGATACTAATTCTTTCATGATAGATTTTGATGATGCCCACGGTATTAGAGATGAAAATGGAGCAGAACAATTAATTTTTGAAACAACTAGTTCTGCTGTAAACCATGTAGATATTACAAATGCTGCAACAGGTTCTGGTGCACAAATTGGTGCAGTTGGAGATGATACAAATATTAGTTTAAGATTAAGACCAAAAGCTACTGGTAATATAGAAGTTATGGGTGCTACAAACCCAGGAACTGTGCAACTTAATTGTGAAGATAACAGCCACGGAATTAAGCTACAATCACCTCCACATAGTGCCTCACAAAGCTACACAATTAAGTTTCCTACATCAAATATAACAGCAGGCACATTTTTAAAGGTAGATAGTATTACAGGGTCAGGGACTACGGCAGTTGGTCAATTATCCTTTGATTCTTCACCAGCAACAACAGGAAAAGCTATTGCAATGGCGATTGTTTTCGGTTAAAAGGAGTAAATTATGGCAAACCCAAATATAGTATCAGTAACAAGTATTAAAGGTGAATCGGTTGGATATAACCTAACAGCCACTACAACCACAACTTTAATGACAGTTGCTTCAGATAAAGTTGTAAAAATAAATAGAATTACAGTTGCAAACGTTGATGGAACTAATGCATCTGATGTTACAATTTCAATCACAAAATCAAACTTTACTCCAGATGGTATATCAAACTTTGATACTTCTGGAACTTTTCACTTAGCAAAAACGGTATCGGTTCCGGCTGACGCAACGTTAGTTTTACTTGATACTCCAATTTATTTAATGGAAGGTGATGTACTTAAAGGTGGAGCAGGTGCAGCATCTGATCTAGATTTATTCGTATCATATGAATCGATAGACGACGCGTAGGAGGTTTAAATTATGGCTGGCAATGGCGGAATAATTGGACCAACTCAAATTACAAAAAGAGGAGATTTAACAACCTCGTTTCCTTCATCAGGAACTTACACATCACCAGGATTTGGTCCAGGAGAGGCAGATTATTTAGTTGTCGCTGGTGGAGGTGGTGGTTCACCTTCAACAGGAAGTCCAGGAACAATTGGAGGAGGTGGAGGTGCAGGTGGATATCGTACTTCTTTTCCAGGTGGAACAAAATTATCATTACCATCTAGTCCAATTACGGTAACAGTTGGAGGAGGTGGTCCAGGTGGAGGAGGTCCTCCAGGAGAACAAACGGCAAGCGATGGTTCTCCATCAAGTTTTGCTGCAAGTCCAACAACAATTACATCAACTGGTGGAGGAGTTGGAAGAAATAGAGATATATCAGGACCAACAGCAGGTGGTGGTTCAGGTGGTGGAGGTTTAGCAGGTCAACCAGGATGTACAAGTGCTGGGTCAGGAACTCCAGGTCAAGGAAATAATGGTGGAGCAGGAAGTCCAGATTCAGGTGGAGCATCAGGTGGTGGAGGTGGAGGTGCTTCTGCAGTAGGAGCAGCAGGGGCTCCAGGAGGTCCTTGTTCTAGTGGTGGAGCAGGAGGAGCAGGTTCACCAAATTCAATTTCAGGATCAGCAGTTACTTACGCAGGTGGTGGAGGTGGAGGTACAAACGGTAGTGGTGGAGGTGGAGCTGGTGGAGCTGGTGGTGGTGGAGCAGGTTCATCATCTGGCGCAGCAACAGCAGGACAAAATAACACTGGAGGAGGTGGTGGTGGAGCAGGACAAACAGGAACAGGTGCTAATGGTGGACCAGGAATAGTAATAATTAAACAAGAAGCAGCAACTCCAACATTTGAGATAGCGCCCGGTGTTTGGAATATGAATTCAGTTTTTGATTTTGTAAAACAAGATGAATGGCCTAAAAGAACAGAAACAATAGATTACATGGTAGTTGCTGGTGGTGGAGGTGGTGCTACTAATCAATATTATGCTCCAGCAGATGGTCAAGTAAGACCTTCTGGAGGAGGTGGTGCAGGGGGTTATCGTGCATCAGGATATGGACCAAGTCCTCTTCAAGGTTCTGCTTTATCATTAAGTTTAGGAAGTTATCCAATTACAGTTGGAGGCGGAGGTGCAGCTGGAGTTTCTAGCCCATACGCTGCGTCAGGTTCAAAAGGAGGAGACTCGATATTTTCAACAATTACATCAACAGGTGGTGGAGCAGGTTATTCTACAGGATCAGCTTGTATGACTGGAGGATCTGGAGGTGGAGGAGTATCTACAGATAATGAAAGTGCATTTCCTTATTGTGGAGCAGCTGGTAATACACCTGCTACAGATCCACCTCAAGGAAATAGAGGAGGTGCTCTAAATCCTGCTTTAAGAGATGGTTATCCATATGATGGAGCTGGAGGTGGTGGAGCAACCGCAGTTGGAGGACAAGCTAATCCAGGAGATGCTGGAGATGGAGGTGCAGGAGCACCAAATGCAATTTTAGGTTCAGCCACAACATACGCTGGTGGTGGAGGTGGTTATGGTGCAGGCGGTGGTACCTCACCTAGCAGAGGTGTTGGTGGAGCTGGTGGTGGAGGAGATGGAACACATCCAAGTTCACCAGCAGGAGCTGGAACTGAAAACACCGGTGGTGGCGGTGGAGGTGGTGGTAAAATTAGTGGATCACCAGGTACTCCAGGTCTTGGTGGAGCAGGTGGTAAAGGTATTGTTATTGCAAGAGCGCCTTCAACGGCAGGAATTTTCTTTACAACATGTAGTACATGTGCACCAGTTACATCAACTGATGGAGCTAATCAAATAGCAAAATTTAAAGCATCATCAAATTTAAATATCAATGATATAAGATCAGGAGTAGAATTTGATTATCTAGTGGTTGCTGGCGGTGGATCTGGAGGTTCTGGAGGAAATGGTGGTGGAGGTGGTGGAGCTGGTGGTTATAGATCATCTTTTCCAGGTGGAACAAAATTATTTTTAATGCCAGGAGCAAACGCAATTGTGGTTGGAGGTGGTGGTGCAGCAGCACCTTCTACTCCTTGTGGAAGTCAAGGTATCAATGGCACTGATAGTAGTGTAGGTTATATTCATGCTACTGGTGGTGGAGGTGGTGGTGGATTACCAGG